AGAGCCAGTAAGCTGTGCAAACCTTTCCTTGAGTTTAACACGTTCAGGTCGGAAGTCTGCCCTAGCAAGAGCTTCGTTTCCTGTAATACCTCCGATACCAGCACCTAGTTGACCAACACCTGTTAGCATTGTTTCTGCTAGGCCAGATACTGACTGACCTAGTTCTCGATTAAACGTAGAGTCTAATCCTGTTAAAAAACCTCTAGCCATTTTTAATCCTCCGCCATGAAAGAGTTGACGCCGCCAACAAGTGAATTGAGTATGGAATTGTACAAGTTACCACTTACCTGCGCTTCAGTTACACCAGCGTTTAACAAGCCTTCTAAACCAGCCTGTGAAAGTTGTGACCTTAGTTCCGCACCACTTAATTGACCTTGAGCAGCTATCTGTGCCGGTATCTGTGAAGCACCAAACAAACCAATGGCTTGCTCTTGTGGCATGTAACCTTGACCCATCATCATGCTACCTAAGTTTGCAAAGCCCTGCTGCTGTGCTAAGGCTTGCTGTTGTGGTATAAAGGACTGACCCATCAAAGCACCACCTAAGTTTGCAAAGCCCTGCTGCTGTGCTAAGGCTTGCTGTTCAGGACTGAAGGACTGGCTCATTAAGCCTGTACCTAAAGCAAGTGCTTGCGAGTCTCTCGCTCGTGCTGCTTGCTGTCCTGCATACGCCTGACCTGACAACTGTTGTGCTGATTGTAGAGCTTGTGCTTGCTCGCCTAACGCTGCCTGTCGTGCCATCGCTGACGCTTGTAAGCCTGCTTCCGCTCTAGCCTTTTCAAACCCGAACTCTTCAGCAGTTCCGCCAAACTCAGCAGTAGAGATACCACCACGACCACTAGAGAACAAACCTTGGTCTAGGTTCATGCGCTGACGTTCTTCTTCAGGACGCTGTGCTGCTCGGATGTTCTCGTAGTATTCACCGGCAAGCGCCCCTGTGTCGCCTCTAGCGCGACCATACAGTTCCTCTGCTTCTCTAAATCTACGGTTTTGTGTGTCACGTTCGGCTCGTGTCATGCCTTCACCGACTTGACCGAACTGTCCCTGAGCCTGACTAAACAAACTCGAAGCAGCCCGTCGTTCAGCAGGAGTCATTCCTTGCCCCGCTTGACCAAAAGCTCCTTGGGCTTGATTAAACAAACCTGAAGCAGCTTGTTGTTGTGCGCGAGTTATTCCTTGTCCTGCTTGACCAAAGAATTGATTAGCCTGTCCAAACGCCGCGTTCTGCATTGCTTGCTGTTGTGGGGACAAGTTTAAATTAAAACCGCCCTGAGCAGTTGTACCTACGTTAGCTAAACCGCTTGTAACGGTGTAAGGCTGAAAGGTCGAGTCCTGCATTGCCTGATTGCCCAGATTTATGCCACCAGTATACGCTCTGTTACCTAAACCTCGGAGTTGGTTTTGTAAATCGGTAAGAGCAGCATAACCACCTACTGTTCCTAAAGCTGCTCCGGGAATTGCTTCCCAACCTGTTAACGGCTTTCCCATCTTATAGTCCTCCGATAATAAATGCTAATAGTTCAGAATAACTAACTGAAAGAGTTCCTGTTTCTTCACTTCTTGTAAACATACCGTATTCCTCTGCGTTTAAACCTTCAGCTGCAAAAGCTGCTTCCAAGTCTTGTGCTATCACACCTACGTGATAACGAGAACCGTCAACACCTTTTCTTTCTACTGAGTCCTTCCACTTATACTTACGAATTAAACCTTTACAAACCTGTGCAACCCTTACTTCAGCTTCACTAAGTTCTTCAATGCTTTGCTTTAGGTTACGGTCAGAGGAAGTGTCCAAGGCATTCTTAGAAAAGATAGTTTTAAATCTGTCATTGCTAGTACCTAAGTTAGCAATTTCGGTAGTACCTACACCATTTCCATCAACAGGGAATATGTTTATAGTACCGGCGCCAGACATCCGTAAACCACAGACAGCGTCCGCTATAAAGACTTCATCTGTACTTACTAAACCTATTGTAGCAAGAGGAGTAGTAACACCTGTGCCTGAAACATCGCCGAGTCTTATCTGACCATCGACAGTAAATTGACCTTCAGCGGCAGATACAAGAGGGTTGTTATTAGGCTCTAAAATAATAGGAGCATCAGTACCCGCTAAAGTAGTAACAACAAATCTATCATTACTTTCGGTAGTCCATATTACATCAGCACCAATAGTGCCTCCAACAGCAAACTCAATCTCCGCCTCGCCTGTATCATTAGCATCTAAATGGAGAGTAGCATCTGAATCTCCTGTGCCTCTTGATGTGATATTAACTCTACAATCAGCATTATCACCAGTACTTAAACTCTGTACGTCTAGTCCTGTAAAATTACCAGTCTTCCAACGATGTATGGACGTACCTAAATCAGTAACGCCGTCAGTACTAGCGCCTGCTGAATCGCAGGGGAATATATTATTAGTACCTGCTCCACTTACTCGGATACCGGCAATGGCATCTGCAAAATAAACATCACTACTTCCAGTTAAAATACCAACTGTACCTTTAACAGCACCGTCACTTAACTGTAGAACACCGTCAGCCTTAACAAGCAACGAATCCTCTTCCTTAACGCGCAGATGAATACCACCATCAGATGCTGCGGAATAGGTTTGAATTACTAAATCATCGTTGCTTTGCGGAGACCAGAATAAGGCAGCACCATCAGTACCGTCGGTCTGGAAACGAATAGCAGACTCACCATTACCGTTAGAGTCTAAGAATAACTCAGCGTCATCGTCGTCTCCACCTGAGTTTGTACCCTTAATGGTAATTTTAGCATCGCCTGCTTTCTCTACAATTAGTTCCTCAAAGTAACCAGTCTTCCAACTATGTGTGGGAGTGCCAAAGTTAGTTACCTTGTGGGTGGCAGTGCCATTTTCGTCACAAGAGAATATGTTATTAGTGTCCGCACCACTTATACGAATACCTGCAATGTTGTCAGCAAGGTAAACGTCATCACCAACTAAACCTATTTCACCCTTAACTGAACCATCACTAATTCTTAAATCACCTGTAACAGTAACGACGCCTTCAGCGGCTCTTAGTGTGTTTACATTGTTAGGCTGTAAGTCAATAACACTCCCTGAAGTTAAAGTTTTAATGTTTAAGTCAGGAGAACCTCCGTCAACAAAGTATTCTATTGTTGCGCCTAAAGAGCCATCATGTAAAAAATTAATTTCACTCTCACCTGTTGCTGACGAATCAAGTGTCAGGGTTGCGTCAGCCTCACCAGTACCTGTGTTATGAATCAATAGTGATAAGTCTGCGTTGTTAGCTGCTTTCTCAACAGTTAAATTATCACAGTTAGCTGTAGTAATGTTAGCTGTGGTAGTATTAGCCGTAGTAATGGTAGCAGTTGGTATAGTCACTGTACCTGTAAACGTAGGTGACGCGAGGTCAGCCTTGGTTGCACTGGCTGTAGCAATGTTGTTAAACTCTGTAGTAAACTCAGAGCCTTTGATAACTTTAGCTCCATTGCCTGAAGGAAGCGAATCCTTAGTTCCAAAGTTTGTTGTTACTGTATAATTAGACATTACAAAAGTCTCCCGATTTTAGCTAGTATGTCAATTTTCTGTATTGCAAAAGAATTATTATTAATAGTAGATACTACTCCAATTTTTACTACGCTTCCTGAACCTGTGGTGTTTACCTTTGGTGTCTGAATCTCTCCACCCCCTGTAAACTCCGCAGTAGTATTAAACTCACTTACATTGTATTCACCGACAACACCCGCTGCTTCAAACTCAAACTGTTGTTTACTAAAGTTATCAGAGTAATCATAAGCCCAGTTAAGGTTTGCTGTAGCGCTACCACCACCAATTACTGTTATGTGAAATTTCTTTAGGAACTTAACAATACCCGGATTACCGAAGTCTAGCTCATTGCTGTAGTAAGACATTTGGTACGTAGCTGTGTCATCTAAGTATCCTGCGTACTTAACAATACCTGTAGACAGTCCCATATAGAAACCATCCTGAGCAAGTTCGTTAAACGCCAAAGGTATAATACCTGACCATGTAGTCACCCTAAACGAACCATCTTCCATAGGCTGTCTTACGTCAAAACAGTAAGTAGTGTTACTAGACGGGAACGTCAACAAGTAAAAAGCATCTTCAGCGCTGTATACACTCTTAACAGGCAAGGACTCAAAGTTAGACATCGCCATTAAGTCAGTACGTACATTCTTACTAACGTCACGTAAGGGTAGCGACTTCTCCTGTATAAGCCTCCCTAAGCTCATTACACCGCGATTAGACAGGAACAGTATGTCATTACCTGTGGCTTGTATAGAGTCCCTCTCAATGCATCCTACGCCCTCTACGGTGTCCTTTAGGAATATAGTAGAGCTTGCTGTAGCAGGCGAACCTGAACTACCTGCACCTGCACCACCTTGCGCTCCATCATAAATCAACATAGAGTGCTTGCCAAAGACAATAAACAAACCGTTATGTTCTGTCAACGCTACAATCTCATCGTAACCTTCAGGCCAGAACTGAGTAACGTCTATTTGAAAAGAATCGCTTCCTGCCCACGCAGTACCGTCTAACAACTGAGAGACATGTATAGTATGTTTATCAGTTGCTAAGTCAGCCGCCCAAAGACGACCAAATGCTGACAACACTTCGTTAGCTTGTGGTGCGCCTGCTACTTCAACAAGAGTAGTGCTTCCAGAATCTGACCTAAGAGGCGCATGGCCTGTCTGGAAGAAGTATACGTCATCGTTAAAGGATGTTATCTTCCAATTGTTTGCTGATATAGAGTAGCCACCGGGGAGAGTAACTTCGGCTAGTGTGGTTGTACCTGTGAATATCTTATTGTTACCCACAGAGAACAACGTAGTAACACCACCAAAGGAAGTAAACTCAAAGATACCTTCGATACCTCGGCTACTTCCTAGGACACTACTACCGTTAGTAGACACAGTGTCGTATCCCTTACGCGCCCCTACGCGACCACGCTTGTCAATTACACAATTATCAGCAATGGAAGCAAAGGCGGGATTCATGCCCACTGGAGACTCCTCGGTATTGATACCAAGAAATCCCGGTGCTGCTACTGTTAGATTCTGTAATCGTTGACTCATACGGCGTACCACACTGTTTCATTAGGGAAACGGGCTGCATCGTAAGCAATAGCATCACTCAATGTTAGCATTGCTTGTGCTTGTAATTTAGCAGCTGTAGTGCCTCCAGTTTCTCCACGTTCCTCAACAGCCATTGACTGTGCTA